ATCAACCTTCACATTATATGCCCTGTACACAAAACGAATTAGCCGCGTTATGTAACAGGGCTCTTAAAGCAACTCCTATTGTCAATTCGATTGTGATGGGACGTTTCATTGATTTTGTTAAAAACAATTATAAATTGCTTTTTCCAAGATTCAGGAAATGTCGTCCCATGTCAATCGAACAGTATCTCAAGTGCTCTAATGCCTCCACTCCAGTAAAGGAGGCTATTAGACGCGCTAGAATTACTCTTGACGATCAAGGCGTTAATGAGAGAACGGTTTTGAATCGTTCTGAGCTTTATAGATATACTACTCGGAAAGCTTTTATAAAGGTAGAAACTGACTTTTATGAAAATTCCGAAGAAATACTTAATAAACCGCCACGGTTAATTCAAGGTGCTACTCCTGAATTTATCGCGTTGGTTGGGCCAACTTTCGTTCCTTTACAAGCGGAACTTAAGCGGGTCTGGGGTTCTCGTTTTCCTATTTTGTTTTCTAGTGGTTGTAGTATGTTGAGCTGTGCCCAACATCTCAACCCTAATAATAAAATATTTGAAAACGATGTTTCCAGTTATGATGCCAGTATCTGTGAGGATCTTGGCAAACTGGAAATTTGGTTAGCTAAAAAATTTGGAGCGTATCGTGCTGTTCTAGATTTAATGCAAGCTAACCTGAAAACTCACGGCTACACCTCAACAGGAATAAAATATAAAGTCAACGGAACTCGTAAATCCGGTGACCCATATACCTCGTTTTTTAATTCAATTTTGAACGGGTTAATGCATATATTTTGTTTTGTTGAGGGAGGTAGCAACCTGACTGACGTGTTGAGCGGAGTTAAAATGTTGGTCCAAGGAGATGATAATTTGTTGTCGTATGATTGCCGTTTAGAGCCTAGATGGCAGTCTTTGCTTGAACTGGGGTTCAAGTGCGACAATATTGTACGGGAAAATTATTCAGAAGCTGAATTTTGCTCAAATATCCTATATCCTACTGGTAAAGGTTATTGTTTTGGGCCTAAGTTAGGTCGTGTTGTTTCGAAGCTTGGTTGCTTTCAACAACCCCCACTTAAAATCCCATACCGTTCTATTTTAAGCGGTATGGCTATTGGTATGGAAGCGTTTTCTTCTTACATACCATGCTTCCGAATTTTCCAAAAATTGCTCATTCGTTTGTCTGAGGGTGCCATTCCTTTTTTTTTAAAAAATGAGGAATGGAGAATGAATGCGCAATGTTGTCCGTTTTTGTACGAGGCGTGGTCAGTGTCTGAAAAGAGGTATTACCTTGATCCAGACAATGCTGACTGGCTGAGTTTTAAAATGGATCATGTTTCCATTGGTGAAGTTATAGACGAGGGCATAATAGAACTTCTTTTTGATAAGGAGTTTTCTACGATGCCGTTAATCTATAATTAACTCAATTATGGAAATACTTTTTGGTAGGCCTCCGTACGGCCTAGGTTTTAAAAAGACCACGGGCGTGATGCACCCGTGTTTTAATTATTTTTGGTTGAAAAGCTGTCTGAGAGGTTGTGCGGTACTGCGTGCGGACGTACAACTTATCAGTGTTATGAGCGTGAGATGTGGAAGTCAATATCGCTCTGGATTCCAGAAATAGTTATTAATATAAATTGATAGACCGTAACTTAACCACTCGCGTATCCTTGCAGCAGTGTTACATGAGCTCCTGGAGTAGCTCTATTAGTAACATGTAGCTGTAAGTTGAAAAAGCGGGTAGCAAATCCTTAGGTGAAATATGTTACGGTCATGAATCTGAATTAGGTTTTCTAAAAATGTGTGCAAAAAAAAAA